ATTTGGATGCCATTGAGCAGACTCTGTCAATGACCCAACTTTTGCCCCGTGGACGCTACGTCAAATTTGATGTGTCGGACTATATGTACGAAAACGATCTAGGAAATGTTGAGCGCGAACCCGCTTTTGATTCAGGAAACCGCGAGGAAGAATATTCATGATTAGATTGACCGCTCAACAGATCACGCTGGACGCGTCCGCTGATGGTGAACCGTCGCGTCAAATCACTGGGCTTGCAGTCCCGTGGAATGTCAAAGCGCAATTGAGTGGTGGCGAGAGTGTGGTCTTTCTTGAGGGCTCACTTCCCGAGGACGGCCCGATGCCGAAGCTCTTGGAATACCACGACGATACGCGCGTCATTGGTCGAGTCACCGAGCGCGTATCAACTTCTGAGGGCATGATGTTTGTGGCAAAACTAAGCGCAACGCGTGCCGCCGATGATGCTCTTGCACTGCTCGCCGATGGCGCTTTAGACAGCGTTTCCGTCGGTGCAATCCCTACCAAGTTCAAGCGCCTGTCAGACGGGACCCTAGAAGTCTCTCAAGCCCGATTCGTAGAACTGTCGCTCGTCACTGTGCCAGCCTACGAATCAGCACAGGTCTACTCAGTCGCCGCCTCATCACCCGATGAAAGCGAACCCGACGAAACCGAAACCCCAACAGAAACAACCCCAACACCATCCGAGGAGGATGAAATGTCAGAACCCACAACCGTTGAAGCCGCTGTTGCGACTCAACCCATCTATGCAACCGCTGTTAAGCGTGACGCAAAATTGCCGACCGCTGTCGAATACTTGAGTGCTGCCATTGCTGGCGGAACTGCTTGGGAACGTATGCACGAAGCACTTCGCGCCGCAGCTCCCGACGTGGTCACCAGCGACACACCCGGTGTGCTCCCCACTCCAATCCTTGGACCTGTTTACAACAACTTCGTTGGCCGTCGCCCTGTCGTTGATGCAATCGGTGCTAAGTCCATGCCGGGTGGAGGCAAGGTCTTCATTCGCCCTGAGGTCACAACCAATACATCAATTGGTGCAAGCCTTGCAGAAATGAGCAACCAGTCAGGCACTTTTGTGGTGAGTTCAAACCAAGTTACAAAACAAATTTTCGGTGGCTATGTGAATGTCTCCGAAGCCGATCTGGATTGGAGCGATCCCGCCATCTTGTCAATTTTGCTTGACGACATGGGCCGAATCTACGCAAACGCAACCGACAACTACGCAGCCGACACACTTCGAGCAGGCGCAAGCGTTACGCGCAACTTCGTAGCTGCTGATCTTGTTAATCCACAGTCATGGTCAGAATGGGTAGCAGGATCTGCTTCAACAATCTTGTCATCGTCAAACGGCAACTTGCCAACGCACATCTTTGTATCGCCTGACATTTGGGGAAATCTCCTTGGTCTTACCGATACCGCAGACCGTCCGTTGTTCCCGCAAGTGGGCCCAATGAACGCATACGGCAACCTTTCACCCGGACAGTACAACGGAAACGCTTTCGGGTTGTCCGTTGTAGTTGACCGCAACTTTGCCGCTGCAACTTTGATTGCTGGCGACGCATCTGGGTACGAACTGTTTGAACAGCAGAAGGGCGCAATCTCGTTGGACAACCCGTCCACCTTGAGCCGCACCATTGCGTTCCGTGGCTACTTCGCCGCCTTGATGATTGATAGCACCAAGTTCGTCCGCGCTTCGTTTACCTGATCAATCGAAACTAAGAGAGAGACTGCACCATGGCCACATTTAGCGTGACGCACCACCAGCGTCTAGACGATGTTGCTGTGGTGCAGACCCTCGAAGCAACCGAAATCACAGTCGGCCAGACAATTACACTGACAGGACTCGGTCACGGTCTCAACGGCACCTACATTGTTATCGCTGTACCGATCTACCTGTTCGCTGGCGTTAACGAAGCAGGCGACCTGCTTTACAACGAAAACGAAATCATTGTTAACCAGTTGATGTTTCAAGATGTTGGCGACGATCTAGAACGATCTGCAGCTGATCCGTTTGGAACTTTGCAATGGACTTTGACGTGCACATGGACCACGGTCGCAGCTGTTCAAGAGTTTCTTGGGATCGCGTCGGCCACGGCAAATGACACCGCGTTTCTCACTACTTGTGTCGCAGCTGCAAACGCTTGGTGTTTCAGGCGTCGCGTGCAGGCTGGTTACCACGACAGTCTCACGACCGTCCCTGACAGTTCAGTGCTGTTAGGAACCACGCTTTACGCCGCAGGGCTTTACCGTGAACGCGGGACCACTGGAGACAGTTATGCGTCGTTTGGTGACATGACAGGACCGCCGCTCATGACCTTGGGTCGAGTCAACCAGTTGCTCGGCATTAAACGATCGCAGTGTGCATGAAATGGCGGGCATCTTCACGGACGCGATTGATGCTGTCTCAGCAACGATCACGGCTCTCGGGCTTAAGCCTGTCACTGATCCTCGCAACGCTCGACCTCTTACTGTTTTCATTGAGCTTCCTGTTTTCACTGCGTTCAATAACCAAACAGCGGACATCACGATTGATCTCCGAGTGTTGGGCGCGCCACCCGGCAACAGCGACTCTACGACGTACATACTCGGAGTCGTTGATGAACTGATGAACTCATCTCTCGCAGTTGTATCTGGACGGCCTTCGCTTGCTCAGATCGGATCGCAAGATCTACCCGCTTACGACCTCACAATTAGAATCGGCTCAAGCCGCAGATAAAAGGACAAACAATGCCCACAACTTACCTATCAAACCCAACCGTCAATGTCACCAGCCCGTCAGCAATCAGTCTCACTTCTAATTGCAGTGCAGCGGTACTGACCCTTACAGCAGAGGCGCTGGAAAACACGAGCTTCGGTCAAACTTCCCGCACCTACACGGCTGGGTTGTTCAGCAATGAATTGACCTTGACCTTGTTTCAGGGTTACGGAACGACCGAAGTTGAAACATACTTGAACACTTTGTTCGGTGTCTCTTCAACGATCGTTGTCAGCCCATCTGGAACAACTGAGTCCGCTTCGAATCCTGAATACACCCTCACTGGTTGCTACCTTGAAACCGTCACCCCGATTAACGCAACCGTCGGTGAACTGTCAGTCGTTGAGGCTGTGTTCAAGGGCGGCACTTACGCACGCGACATCACGACACCGTAATCCGTAAACTGATCCAATCCCGACTAGGAGAACCATGAAATTAACACTTAGCGTCCGCCTCACCGATGGTGAGACTTACCGAGTAATCACGAATCTGTTTGTGATCATTTCGTGGGAGCGTAAATTCAAGCGACGAGCATCAGATTTGAGCAGTGGGATCGGGATGGAAGACCTAGCGTTCATGGCTTACGAAGCCAGCAAACAACAAGGTCACCCGGTCCCAGTCTCATTTGATGAGTTCGTGAAAAAGTTAGAAGATCTAGAAGTTGTGGAGACTGAATCCGCAGTCCCTACGCAGGAGGCCACCGACGTCAGCTAGCAGCTCTGCTAGTTGAAACAGGATTCTGGCCTCCACAAATAACATTCGAGACAGACGATCTAGCAACTTGTGTGCAGATCATCAACGAGCAGAGAAAGAAAACCTGATGCCAGCAGATCTGAGACTTGATACTTATGGTCTGCAAGACGCATTGAAGAAGATGCAGAAAATCAACCCTGCTATTCGTCGCACTCTGCTTAAAGACACAAAAGTTGCAGCTCAACCCCTGGTGGATTTGATCAACAGTCGAGTCCCAACGACGCCACCGTTGAGCGGTATGAATCACAACGGTCGCACCGGGTGGGGAAATGTTAAAAAGGTGCAGATCTCGTTGAATACTCGCAAGCCTCGCAAGGGTTCTGTCACTGCTGGCGCTGAACAGATTGCAGTGGTTCGTGTGGTCACTAAGGGTGCTCCTGTAGCAATCACTGACATGGCTGGTCGTGCTGGTGGCACTAAGTCGCGCCGAGAGTCAAAGTATCGCCGACCTAATTTTGCGTCAGCTCTTCAGGGTGAACCGTCGCGCTATATGTGGAAAGACATTGATCAGATGGTCGCCGAAACTGAACGGGCCTTGAAGCCGATCATTGACCAGTTCATGGTTGATGCACAAAGAGAGTTCAACTGATGGCTATCAACCTCCCAATCATTTCTGAGTGGAATCCCAAGGGCATTGATAAAGCGATTGCCGACTTTAAGAAACTTGAGACCAACGGTCAAAAAGCCTCGTTTGCAATTAAGAAAGCAGCGGTCCCTGCAGGGCTCGCTATCGCAGCTCTTGGCGCTGTCGCTTTTGATGCGGTCAAAGCGTTCGCCGAAGATGAAGCCGCAGCCGAAAAACTTGGTTTAACACTTCAGAACGTTACTCACGCATCAGACGCCCAGATCGCGTCAGTTGAAAAGTTCATCACCAAGACTTCAATGGCCGCAGCTGTCGCGGACGATGAACTTCGCCCGGCACTCGACAAACTGGTGCGAGGCACTGGCGATGTTGCTCAAGCTCAAGATCTGCTGACTCTCGCACTCA